AACCTAAGTTAAGTGCCATATCTTCTTCATTGTCGAATACTCCGTAAGAAGTACCACCAGCTCCGTAAGAATTCATAGAAGCTAACATGTCATCAATAGCTAGAGACGTAGCTCTATTTACAAACATCATGTTTTCTTCGATAGCACCTTGTTTGTCAAACTCTGCTAATATAGCGTCAAACTCAGCTAAGTCAGTAGCAGCGTTAACACCAGTTACACCTGAAGTGATATTACCTCTTGACTCAATAGCAGCGAATAAACCTTCAGTACCAGCGCCACCAGCACCAGCATCTGCAGATCCTCTAATTTGACCATCAGCAAAACCAATAATAGATGCGGCTTCTGTTTTCTCAGACTCTAGCATTGCCATTTCTAAGTAATCAGTAAATCTAGCTCTAGTGTCACCTTCAGCTTTTAAGTACCATAAGTAACCATTTTGACCTTCTTCACCAGAAACTTCAACCCAACCAATTTGAGAAGCATCAGATCCAGAGATCTCATAGTAATCTTTCATGATGATTGGCTTGTTGCTGTAAGACTTGAAAGTTGGTGTTAATGCTGTTCTTTTGTCAGCAGCAGCTGTACCAGCTAAATCACTGTATGATTGTCCTTTTCCGTATTCAGAACCCACAACTAATAAAGTTGCTGTACCATCAGATAAAGTTGATAAAGCAGCTGTAGCATAAGGTTCAACTGTAACCGCCGCAGATCCAGACGCTGCAACTGTAACTAATGCTTTAACTACAACACCAGCTTGTGCGATTAATACTATATCGTTATTTCTGATACCGTGATTAACTACTAAAAAACCATTTTCATTGTTAGCAGAGCCATCAATGTCATGAGTAACTGTAAACGTACCATTTGTATCACCGTCAGCGTCTACCGTTCCAACGTATGATAAATGTAGTCTTGATTGCTCAGACCAAACAACTTGGTCAGATGTCATAGACTCTTCAGCCCCAACTTGTGATAAGAAACCTGATATAGTTCTCGGTCCGAAAACTTCAGCTTCTTTCTCCATTAGGTCTGGTAAATATTGTTGCTCCCATCCTGTTGAACCTCCTGCGAAGTCAATATAGTTAGTAGCAAGTGTTTGTTGTTGAGGTGAAGGCACCTTATTCAACAACGGTCCTGCAGTAATTGCCATAATTTTTAATTTTTAAATTGTTATTTTTTTCTTTTAATTTTAAATTTGAAATCATTAGAACTTTCACCAAGCACCTTGAACTTTAAACCACTGTTATCAATAACCTCTCCGTGTGACTGTCGAGGGTCCATATCAATGTTTTTAGATTTAGCTACGCTTTCTTTTAAAGCATCAGCTCTACCTTGTTCATAAAAGTGATTTGCGATAGCATCAGAATTCATAGCAGTATATAAAGCTTTGTGATAACCTCTAGCATCTTCTATTTCATTATTTTTATTCAAGAACTTCTTGACAAAATTATTAATATCGCTTTGAGTTTCTTTCACACTGTCAGCGTTCTTTACATTAAACCTATATCTTTTTTCACCGACTTCATATTCAAAACCTTTGAAATTATCGTTGAAAACATTTTCAGTTTTATTTAAGAACGTTTTTTTAGCTTGCTGCTGTGCTTTTCGACTTTCTTCTGATTCCTTGTTGTATCTGTTGAAGAAATTAATAGCGTCTTGTTGTTCTTTAGTTAACTTCGACCCCATTTTAATATCTTCATAGTATTTGGATTTTACACTTTCCAAGTGTTGCTTTGCTTCGGCAACTTGCTCTTTCAAAGCTAATTTTTTTCTTTTTATTTCTTTTTCCTCATCTGCTTCTTCATCATAAGAAAACTTGTCTTCCATAATAAAGTCAATCTCTTCAGATTTTAAATGAGGTTTAGTTGTATTGTAATATTCTTTTAGCAAAGTATGATTATCCATTTCAGAATAATCTTTATTTAACTTTACATAGTCGTTTAAATCTCCACCTGTTTCCTCCATAAAGCTCATTAGCTTTTGAACGTTTTCAGGTAACTCCGTGTTAGTCTCTATAGATTCAATAATTTTTTCTTCTACTATTTCAGCTACTTCTTCTACAGTATCAGTAACTTCTTCTATAACTGGAGTGTCTTCTACTGGTTTTGCTTCTTCCGTTGGTTTAGTTTCTTCAGGAACTTTAATTTCCTCAACAGGTTGTTTTAAATCAACCTTAACTATTTCTTCGGCTTTTTGTTTTAAATCGTTAAGATCTACTTTTACTACCTCTGGTGTTTCTTCAAACTTTTTCTTTTTAGGTTTTTTAACCTTTAACTTTTCAACAGTTTCATCTACTGTTGGTTGTTCTGGAGCCTTTTCAATAGGCTCCTCTTTTTTGTTTTCTGCCATAATATAATATAATAATAATTAATAATTTGTTTATTTAGGTTCAAATGCACCTAGTCTCATTCCACCACCGATAACATCGTTACCAGCAGATTCAAATGGTTTTTCTTTCATTTGCTCTCTTTCAACCATTAGTTCTTTTTGCTGTTGACCACTCATTTGTTGTCTACGGTCTTGTCTGTTTTCTCTTGCTACTTCTTTTTCTTTACCAGCGTCAAGGTCCATTCTTTTAAGTTTCATGTTTATTTCAAACTCATGGTCCATAAGTTGTTTTTTAACCTCAGCTTCAACTTGTAAAGTTTGTTGTTTCATTTTAGCTTTAGCTTGCTCCATTTGTATTTGGCTTTGAACTATAGCTTGTTGTTTTTGAGCTTCAGCTGCTGCAGCCGCTTGTTGTTGTTGTGCATTAGCGTCAGCTTGAGCTTTCATGTTTTCTTGAGCTGCTTGCTGCTCTTTTTGTTGTTTCTTTTTTCTTCTAAGTTTTAAAAGTTGATTAGCTAGACTTATGTTTTTAATTTCTCTTAAATCTATAGCATCTTCTAAATCTATAGTTTGTTGTGACAATGCAACCTGTATATTGTTTTCTAATAATTGTTTTTGTTCTTCGTCTGGTTCTAAATCTAAAAATATACCAAAGTCATATAGGTGTAGTTCAGATAATTCTTCTAAAGTAGCTACGTTATGAGCTCCTATAGCTTGTATAAAAGCATCTTTTGTTGGAGAGTATTCTATAATATCAGATATTCTCAAAGATAATGCTTCACAAACTTCTGCCGATAAAAACAAGCCGGCATTTAATATATGTCTTGTAGCTGTGTTTGAATTTGCAGCAGCCATTTTTTGAACACCAACTAAAGATCTTTCGTCAGGAGTACTACCATCTCTAGCCTCGTTTAAACCGGTAGTATCTCTAATCATTTGTAAGTAGTAATTATAAGTACCAATTAAACTCTGCATTTTAGCTCCACCACCACTAGGTATTTCTTGAATAGGTATTTTACCAGCATTAGGGTCTCCGTCAGCAGTGTATGATCTACCAATAATACTACCTGTTTGGAAAAACATGTTTAAAGCTTCTTGTGGATTATAATTAGTTCCGTTTCCTAAATCAACCTCAGCCAAACCATCAGCATCTAAGTATATTCCATCAGGAACCATTCTAGACATCACCTGTTGCAGTTTTAAATGAGTAAGCTGTATCATATCAGCAAAACCAGTTATTCTGCTTACTAGTGACTCTATTTTACCATTGTACATTCTAGGAGCTACAATAGAATAGTTCATTTTAACTTTTGTAAAGTCACTTTTTGAACGCATCATATTTTTTGCTTTTTCCCATTTTAAAAGTTTATCAGTCCCTAACAACATCGCCCCTTCGTATAAAACTTCTATTTTTCTGTCTAATCTACCAAAGTCTCCTTCTTTGTTTTCAGGTGGACTAAATGTATCGTCTTTTTCTATAGCTTTAGACCCACCTGTTTTTGTTTCTTTTACTTTATAAACCTCATTCATAAAAGTTTTATAATTAAAATAAAGAACAGTTACTTTGTTTTTGTCTTGATCGTAAGGCTTTTGTCTTCCGGCTCTAGTTCTTCCTTTGTAATTATTTTTATCAATGTCTTCTAAATCTTCTTCTGTTAAATTAGGAAATTGTTTGATTAATTCGTTTATAGGTATTTCTTTTACCTCGCCTACGTAATATATGTCTTCAAAATAAGGAGAGTCTGTGTAAGAATATATTAAATTAGCTGGGTCAACATAATCTATTGTTACGCCTTCTGATTTATTAAAAGAAGTTTTTGTAGCAGCTATACCTAAAACTGTTAAATCATAATAAAGTCTTTTCTTTACTAAATCATATCTATTACCTCTAAGTAAAACATCTATAGCTTGTTCTTGAGCTATTTCAACAGCTTGTTTGTAGTTTAACTGCATGTGTAAAGCTAACTCATCTTCATTTTCTGGTAAATCTTCTTTGTTGTTTTCATAAAGATCTATTTCCATTAAGTTTTGTGCCATGTCATTAAACTCAGCTGTGTCCATATCTTTTTGTATAGACTCCATATACTTAGTTCTTTTTTCAACTCCAAAAGGATCTTGAGAGTAAGCATTTACTTTAAACAACCTTTCAGTCATACCGTTGACAACTATATCTACAAACTTAGGTATAATAGGTACAGGTTTCCAGTCTAGGTTTAAGTAGCTTAAGTCACCGTTTATAGATAACTCATCTTTATATTTCTGTATTGATTGTTCTCCTCTAGCGTATAAACGTAGTTTGTGAAAGTTATTTGTATCTGTTAAATATCTATTATTACTATATCCAGAATCATTAAACCACTCATTCTCTATAGCTTGAGCTACTTTCAAACCATATTTTCTGCTTAGTTTTTCTTTATCACTAACTATTTGACTTGGGAAGTTTGTGTTTCTTCTCATATTATTCTTTAATTAATCTTGATATGTTACCTTTGTTTTGATAACGTCCTACATTTAAACTTATAGATGGTCTTTCTATTTTAGCATTAGGAGCGTATAAATTTCTATTACACGCCATTATAGCTAAACCGGAACTTATTGATGCGTCAAACTTTGTTCTTTTTGTTATATCAAATTTAGCCCAATCATTAAGTGTTCTATTAAAATACATTGTTCCCCAGCTTTGGTTACCTAAATCTCCAACGTATTGTTGTATGTACATTTCTATAGCTGCCGCATGAGCTTGTTTTATATCTTCACTTGAGTTAGGTATTCCACCTATTTCTTTTTCAGTTACAGAAAGCTTGTTCCATATTTTGTCAGGTCTGTTCATGCTATAGCCTCTATATCCTCTTCTTCTAAAATGATACAATAATCTAGGTTTGTTATTTTCCGCTAGTATAGGCATTCCGTAAAAAACACAAGCCATTAAAACATCTTCAAAAAATATTTCAGCAGTTTGTGGTCTAGCTATATACTCTAGGAAAAAATGATTTGGTGGAGCATCTTCCATGCTAAACTTGGTTAAACCGTGTAAAGCACCATTAGACCCTCTTCTGTCTACTGTACCTGATATATCATAACTATCACAACCAAAAGCGCCCATGTGTTCATTTGCTGGGTATTTAATACCATTTTTAAGTATTATTTTGTTTTGTAAATGATTTGGTGGAACCCAACTAACTTTAAATCTACCTTTTGGGTCTGGATAAAATATAACCTGTGTGTCTTTAATACCGTTAACCCATTGAAAATTACCTGTGTTTATACTAACTCCTCTTCCATCGTTGTAATCTATTTGATCATATATTCTCACTAGATTAAATATACTGTTTCTAGTTTCGTCTCTAAACGCGTGTTCTTCTGTTCTAGGAAATTGTCTATAAAACTCGTTTAAACCATCTTGGTCGTTTTTTAATCCATCAGCTTCGTTTTCCCAATGCTCTATAATTCCTATATCAATTAATTCACCATCTGGTCCGAATACATCATTATCTGGACTATCGAATACTGGATATCCGTATTCATCAATAAATCCTTCATAGTTCCATTCCATTGGGATAAAAAGAGAATATAAACCAGATTTTGTTTGTCCATTACGATTTCGTTCTCTAACATCTGAATCATTATATAGTTTTTTAAAGTTATCTCCTCCTTTATCTAAAGCGTTTGAAGTTGATCCCATCATACACTTACCAACAATTTTACTACCTAATCTCAAACAGGTTTTTGTAACTCGCCAGTTGTTTAATATATTATCAGGTCTTTCCCATTTACCACTTTCATCATGTACTAGTAAATTTAACTTTTCACCGTCATAACTATTGTCACCTGTATTTTTCCAGTCAATAGTAGTGTCTAATCCCTTTATTTCCTCAAGTTGTTCGTTGTCTGTAATTTTCTTTCTTGTAAACTTACTAGCTGGCACTCTATACGCTAATTCAGACTTAGGTCTATCCATACCGTCTTGTATCGGTTTAAAAAAGAAAGGATAGTTAATAGATATTGGAACTACTTTATCTGTAAACATTTTCTTAGCGTCGTTACCACTTTTAGATAATATACCATATCTACTATCACTTGATATTGTTGCTAAATTAACTGTTTCTGCGCTTGACATAAAAGAAAAACCACTACGTCTGTTTTTAAGATAACACATGCCATAGCATCTTTTATCCGCTTTACAAGCCTCCCAAAATATATAAAACAACCTATTAGCCTCTCTAAAGTCTGGGGCACCTACATCTATTTTACTCCATTGTAAATACATATAATGTGTACCAGTTATCCAGGTTGGTTTACCGTTGTTCATAAACCAAAACCCTTCTTCTCTACGTTTAAACTCTTCGTCTATATAATCGTACCACTGGTCTTTGTTTTCTTCCGGATAGTTTCTCCAGTCGAATATACTTTTTATTCTTTGTAATTCTTTAGGATATTCTATTTTTTTCCACTTATCTTCTTGCAGTCCATGTACTTGCACGGGCACAGGTGGTAAAGCAATGCACAAATTTTGTATTTCAAGTATTTCGCCAATTTTACCAGTTTTTGATAAAACGATAATATCATGTTCTTTATTATATCCATATTTCCATTTTTTACCACGGTTTAAACGTGTTATTGTTGTTTTCTTTATAGGTTCTACGACCTTAACTAAACTTTGTTTGTACATTACTTAGATCTACCTTCTGCGAATCCTTTAAAGACTTTTTTCTCTGTCTTTTTAAGTGTTTTGCCCTCAAGCAGGTTTTCTTCTTCTTGGATTCTGTTAAGTATTTCAAATGCGTCAAATATCGCTAGTTTTTTAGTAGCCGCGGCATTTTTTAATCTATCAGCACTAACGTCGTCGTCTGTGTTTGTAATAATCTTTTCTTTAGCAACGTTAATCAATTCTTCAACTGCCTTATGCCCAGCTTGGATTATAAGCTTCTTCGTTTCCTTGATATTCATATTTAATTGTAATAAATTTATTCATAACTCTATATAAACGCTTACCGTTTATTATAAACTCGTATTGTGAAAAAGGTGTGAAACCAACTAATTCTCCTTTATCAAACTCTCCATCAGTATATTCTACTATACCTATACAAGACTCTTCTTTATCAACGCCTAAAAAAACTCTATCTTTTATAGGCTGTATAAAACAATATCCTTTTAGCGGCTTCCATTTTTCATTTTTCTTATACAAAAATATTTGATCTTCTTTAACTAGATAAGTATTTTCATTAAAAAAACTTCTACTATTTTTTTCTCTACCTTTAACATCGTGCCATCTTCTAAAAACATTATGATGAACTATAACTGTATCGCCAGGTTTTATATCCGTTTTAATAGCCGTCGGAACAGACTTAACAATAGCTTCTCTATTTACAAACTCGTGATTATAAATTTCTGTATTTAATATAAGATCTTTATCTTCAACTTTTTTAGTATTGTTATATCTATTACCTTTTGGTTGTATTACAAAATCAAAAGGCGCTCTCATTAATACTCTAAATTATATTCTACAGATATAGCCATATTTTTATTAAAATCCTTCCAAGGTAACACGTCTTTATTTTTTCTAATGTAAATAGAATATTTATCTTTTTCTTCTATTATATCACATATAGTATGCCCACCATAAACATCTTGGCCTACAGCATAGTGCATAGCGTTTTCCTTGTAGTCTTTACCTACAGTAATTTTTCTAATTAGTTTACTCATTTGTTTTATAATTTATAGTACCATCTTGTATATCAATATCTGAAGTACCATAAGCTTTTTCAAACTCGCCTTGCATTTTATTAAGCTCTTCTTGCATT